TAAGTTGCTAGAAAACCAGAAAAATTCACAGGGAGCTGCTGCTAAAGCTGCATTTGAGGCTAGCGATACAATTAACGGTGCCTTGAAACGCTTGCAAACAGCGTTTACGAATATCTTTGCAGATGGTGCAGAACTTGGCCTTTTACTGAAAAGTACTTTTCAGGTAGCAGCTGTTACGGTCGAAGTCTTTGGAGCTGCGCTCAAATTAGTGTTGGCTCCTGTGCGTGGATTAGTAGCAGGAGTTCAAGCATTTTTCCAAGAGCTTGCTCCGTTTGGGGAAAACATTAATTTGGCCTTTGAGTTAGAAAAAGCCTTCCAGTCATTTATGGAAACCGTCAGTTTTGCCACAGATGTGGTGACTGGTTTATTTACGGTAATTGGACGGGGCGTTGCTACTCATATTGGCAGAGTTCTTACTTTAGCCAACTCTATTAGAGAGGGAGTTGTAGGTGTATTTTCAGGGCTTGGTGAGACGATCCGAGGCACCCTTGCGAATTTGTATGACGCATTGCCAGCTCCAATCAGATTCATCATTGAACAGGCTGCTAAAGGTTTTAAAGCTGTTCAAAGTTTTCTTGGCAATGCTGTTTCAAGTGTTGTTCAAAAAGTCACTGGGGCTGTGACTACATTGGCAGAAATTGGTGGTGCCGTTCAAGATCAGCCTGGGGTCAAGCCACCAGCTGTAAACGCAATTCAACAAACAAACGGCGCATTAACAGCAGCTGCAACTTTAGAAAATAAAAGCAAAAGCAAGCCTCAAACACAGCAAGCGCCTAAAAAAACAGAGCTTGAAAAACAACAAGAAGCTGCAGCTAAATTAACAAAACAGCTTGAAAGAAAAAATGTGCTCGACAAACAAGCAACAGATGAAGCTAGAAAACTTAAAGAACTTGAGTTTGCAAAGTTAGACATTGCGGAGCAATTTCCGCTCTTGAAAGACGAAGAAATTAAAGCACTGCAGGGCTTGCTGCAGGAAAACTTCAACATTACTGAGGAAAAAAGAAAGCAACAGGAACTTGATGATAAAGCTGCACAAGATGCAAAAAAATTAGAGGAACTTTTTGAAAACGTCGGCTCAACTATACAAGCGGGTCTTGTTGATGCCATTCAAAGCGCAATAGATGGCAGCAAATCATTAAAGGAGTCTTTATCCGGAATTTTAAAGCAAGTCGGCGGAATGTTCCTAAATGCCGGCATCGGTGGCCTTGGTAAATCCATGGGCATCCCTGGTTTTGGAATGGCTGAAGGTGGTTACGTCAGCGGTCCCACTAGCGCAGTTATTGGCGAAGGTGGTGAGCCTGAGTACGTTATTCCCGAAAGCAAAATGCGTGAAAGTATGGCCCGTTATTCACGCGGCTCGCGTGGTGCTGGTGTCATACCTGACAATGAAGGCGCGACAGCCGCAAATGCAGCTGGTGGCGGTAGTGGTGGTTCTGTTGATGTGCGTTTTAATGTAGAACGTATTAACAGCGTTGACTATGTAACCGCCTCAGAGTTCCAGGCTGGCATTGCACAGGCTGCTCAACAAGGTGCCCGTGAAGGTGAACGCAGGGCACTTGGTTCGATGCAAAATTCACCCGCCGTACGCCGTAGGGTTCGGATCTAATGGAATTTATTTTCGGTCATTTGCTTGAGGTCGGGCCATCTGGCGGTCTTAATGAGTTCAAGTTTCAAAACTATGCACTGGGCGAAAATGTTGCCGGTTTTGATTTTTTGCCTTTTGGTTTTGGCGGCGCAATCGCTACATTGCAAGGCGATAATCTAGATGCAACATTGCAGTTTGCAAATACTCAAATTACAAGAAATTTTGTTATAGCAGCTATAGAAAAAAGCCATGTAGCAAAAGTTTCGACGATTCTATGGAATCCTACGACTTTTGTAGTAGAGCAAACCCTTTATGAGTATTTTGGCGTTTGCGCTGCTGGCGGTTTGAATGAAACAACAATACAAGTTAAGTTAAATTCTGTCCTTGACGCTGTGCAAGCAAACGTTCCTGGCCGCAGGCTAAATCGTAACCAAGTTGGCAACATCCCATTTACGTCGCAAGTAAGTGTGTAGTCAGCTTATTGGTCGTAAGTATGAATACGGCAGCAGCGATTGCATCCATTTAGTTTTTGATGCCTTAGATATTTTAGAAATTGCCAACCCAGGCGTTCAAGCTGACTGGTACAACATGAGCCCAAAACAAGTCTTGGGAGAGCTTGAGTTTTATTGTGACCGGCTTGTTAGCCCCAGTTATGATGGCGACATGGTATTGCTGAACGTAAGGCCGATGGCCTTCGGAGTCTTATGGCAGAGAGGCATCCTCTACATCAACAATTTGCTTTCCGCAGTGGATTGGAAACCGGTGGGGAACTTTTCAATCCGCCGCTCCTACCGTATGAAAAATCCCTGATACGGGCGATTGGATGCAGTGAGGACGAATATCGGGAACTGATCCGCCATGCAATGTTGCGACAGCGGGTGCGTCCAGCGGAGTACGACCATATTCCTCATATAGTCAATGAGCCATTTGTCACGCCAACTGTTTTGGCGCAAATTGCCATTGGTGTTGCCTTAACAGCGGCAAGCGTTTTGCTAGCCCCTAAAAATCAACCGCAAGATCAAGCAAAAGTAAAAGGCAAAAAACTTGCAGATCAGATTGGCCCGACACGTTTTAACCAAACAACTAACTTCGATAACGTTGCAAGCTTGGCTGAATTAAATCAGCCAATACCAATTCCTTTTGGCAGCCCTGGCACTGGTGCTGACAGCCAGCCTACTGGTGGCTTAATTATTGCTCCTGCGCTTGTGTGGTCAAGGCTTTACGCATATGGCGCTTTCCAGGCTTATGAAGGAATTTATGTTGCTGGTCAATTTGGTTTGGCAGCGCCAGATCTTGGCGGTATTCTGCTGGGAACATCTGCTTTGAACGCACTGCATGATAAAGAATACGCATTTTATTTTTCATCAAATGAAGGTGGAAATCGACCTAAAGAATCAAACATCTTGCATGGAAAACAAGGCCCTGGCGCAACTGGCTCTATGGGGAGAGACATTTTTAAAACCCCATTGATTCCTGACAACGGACAAGGAATTAGAAATTTTTCTATGGCTTACACGCCAAGCGGCGATACATCATTTGGCACAAGCAATCCAATTCATAATGGCACCGCGTATCGGTTTAATTGGGAAGTAATAAGTGCCCCATTTATATCAACTGAAGGTTCTGAAAATGCTACTGCCCGTAAACAAATTCAACGAAACCGCAGAAAAATTGCAGGCATTAAAGCTGATCAGTTGCACACTGTTGGCAGTGAGGCAGGGCAACCAGGCGTTGGGCGATCGTATTCGCGATGCATGGGCTTAACAACGTACAACGGCGTTGAAACAGAAAAAAAACAAATATATACCGCAAACATAGGAGATTTGACAGTTTTTGAAATTGATGAATTTGCAACTGATGTTGTTATTGAAAATCCGAGTGACGAGTCACCCGATGATAAAATTACTCAAAAATTTAAGCAGCTTACAGCTGATCAGACGCTTGGGTTTGTAGGCAGTGAAATAGATCTTTCTGATTTAATAAATTCTGCAAAAGGATGGACGGAAAAAACTGCTGACCTTTTAGTTAGAGGTTCGCGGTGGATAATTAACGGAAGTATATGGGTAGTTGATGATGTTACTAAAGGCAACAGAGGAAGGATAAAGGTTACTTTGGAATGTGTTGAAATTTTTGGCAATAGAGATATAGGAGTTGCAGGAACAGACGCCGTACGGGGAAAAATTAGTGGGTATGAGGGCGGAACATTTAAGAAAGATGTTCATTGCGATGAAGCGTATTTTAACATTTGCAAGGTAAACATTGCAAGCATTCGCCCTGTTCGTAGAGATTCTCGCATTATTGAATTAGGAATTCAAAGCAAAGTATTTAACAAAGCGTCTGGTCTTTGCAATTTTAATGCTGTGCCAAGTCCTGACCGACTTTTTAAATTAGATAAAGATGACGTGCAACTTAATACTCCGCGAATGGATAAATTCTTTAAGCGATCTTCTTGTTTTTCTATTTATGTGAGAAAGGTTAAAGAAAATAATCAGCCTGAAGAAAATTACGATCGGATCCCTGCGCTTTTATGCGTCCAGGGCAGTGCTCCCGTTACTCAAAATAACTTTATAAGAATAGAGCCAAAAAATAGTGATTACTATGAATACAAAATAGTTCCCAGATCTGGCACAGATGTTGCCTTAAATTCTCGTGGAGACGCTACAGTAATAATTTTAGATGCAGCTGAAGGTACGCCTTACATCAAAAATAACAACGCAGAAGAAATATCTGTTGAGCGACAAACTGCGTTTGGAGAATTTACACTTACAACACAAGGCCGTGAGGTATTTGTTAGAGACATAAAGCAAAGCGCAGAAATGGTTACTAATCCAGCCAAGGTAAGCAATATCGTTGAAATTAAAAAACCGCAGGCCGTCAAGTTAATACAAAAATCATCTGACGGAGGTGATTTTTTAAAACAAGCCGCTTTTCTTCATGAAGTGCTAGGGGATGTAAGAACTGGCGCCGATAATAAATTTCGCCCTGAATTAAACAAAGAAAATCCTATAACGATTGCGGTAGACGCCACTAGAAGTATTACTATTCAACCTACCGCTAGAATAAAAAGAACTTTTCCAGGCGAAGATGATTTTAACATTCGATATTTTGATGCAAATTTAAGCACAGATTCTGAATTAGATCCTAGCCTCACATACAAAGAGTTAGGTTTTAAAATCATTAGATCTGAAGGTAAATTCACAGTAGGTGATGAGTTTAAAATTGTGGTAAACATTGGCAGTTCAAATCCATACAGGCAATATGCTCAGCGAAATGATAGTGGGTATACAAAAGTTACTTTTTTAATGAGAGTTACAGAAATAAGCAAAATACCGGATGAACAGTTGCGGACAGCTGATAGAGTATTTGAAGAGTTTACGCAATGCGCTGATCTTAGTTATTACCAAGAACTTACAAAATCAAATGAGTCTGGCCCAGAGCATAAAATTGTGTATGTTAATGAGTATGTTGGAAATCAAGATTTAGCAAAATATGATGACATGTCCACAATTGGCTTTACCGTTAAATCTAGTGGTCAAATTGCTGAAGTTAGCCAGATGCGGTTACGGTCAGCGTCTGGCATTCCTGTGAAACGTTTAATTGAAGGAGATACGGCACCTAGCAATTTGCTGGCAGATCTTGTCTTTTATTTGTTGACGAATGAATCGCAAGGAGTTGGCAAAGTCGTTCCACGTGAATTGATAGATGAGGAGTCTTTGCGAACTACAGCACGTTTTTTACGTGCCAACCGCATATTTTTTGATGGTGTTTTAGAAGATAGCGAGAGCTTCCGTAGTTTTTTATATGATAATGCACCTTTACAGCTTTGCACGTTTACAATCAAAAACGGACGCTTTGGGATGATGCCCGCGTTGCCGTTTAATTCAAATCATGAAATTAGTCTTGATCCAGTAAACGTTCAGCAAATTTTTACCGCTGGAAACATAATCGAAGACACGTTGCAAGTTCAATATATTGACGTTGCTCAGCGTTCTGATATTCGTGCGCTTGTGACGTGGCGTGTTACAAGGGGGAACGATTTGCCATATCAGGCAACGGCACTGGTGGAATTTAAGGATACAGAAGGGCCTAAAACTGAGCAGGCTTTTGATTTAAGTGAGTTTTGCACAAATCGATCACAAGCCCTGCGGACAGCTCAGTTTTTGCTTAGTACACGGCGTCATATCAGTAAAACAATTAGTTTCAAGACAGTACCAGACGCTTTGGGAGTTGAGCCTGGTTCTTACATCAGAGTTATCACGGAAGCTGCTACCTATAACTCTGCTGCAAATGGTGCGATAACAGACGCGGGAACTTTGCAAGCCATTAAATACATTGATGATGGAACGTATAACGCATTGGTTTATAAGCCATCGACCCAAGAAGTTTTTGAGACAAAATTAGACGTGGCAAACAATGCCATTACAGATTCGAGTTTTTATGGTTCTTTGTTTACTTTGCTAGAACAAAACACAGACTTCAGCGTTTATCAGATTGAGCAGCTAACGCTGGAAGAGGATGGCCTAGTGTCGATCAGTGCTGTGGAGGTGCCGACCAGCGACTCTGGCGTTAGCCTTGTAGCTCAAGACGTTTTGAACGACTTTAACGTAGAGGACCAATCGATCTTTAAAATTACTGAATAATGGCTTTTCCATCTCTAACCCCAACCGGTCGCCAGTTCACGCCAGGAAATTTTCCTAGCAAAGCCTATAACTCGCAATCTGGCAAAGAGGTGCGGATTCTCTATGGGTCACGACGTGTCAACGCCACGTTGAGCTTGTCTTATGCAAACGTGCAGGACGCATCAGCCGAATCGTTTTTGACCGACTACATAGCCCAGTTGGGCACGTTTCGGACCTTTACGTTGCCAGCAAACGTGTTTAAAGGATGGTCGGGATCTAGCAGTTCTCTTGATGCGCCTCCTGGCACTAAGTGGCGATATGACAGCCAGCCGCAAGTGCAAGCGGTGCGTCCAGGCATCAGCAGCGTTACAGTGTCCTTACGAGCAGTGGCCTAATGGCAAAAGTCTATTCAGGCAGAGACGGCGTGATGCAGCTTGCCGGAACGAACCTTGCCAAGGTTGTCAACTTCTCGCTGCAAGCAAATCTTGAAACACTTGAAACCACTACTTTAAGCGAAAACATTCGCAGCTATACACCAGGAATTGCAGGTTATAGCGGCAACGCAACTCTTTTGTACTACAAAGACGACACCGGAAAAATAAACACAACTGACCTGCTAAATAAACTTTACAAGGCTAACGCAGACGGCGTTAGCAGCAACGACACTGTAGAGCTTACTTTTCGCTGGGTTGATAATACAGATTTGAATGATATTAAGTTGACTGCTTACATAACAAGCGCAAGCATTGGCGCTTCTACTGGAGAAATTGTGCAAGCGCAAATCAGCTTCCAAGGAACTGGCGCACTTTCAACGGTAACGATCTGATGAGCGTTTACCTAGGCACTCACGGCGAAATTGAACTGCAACGCCAATTTGGCGATGTTGAATTAACATCAACAATCAACCCTTCAGACGTAAACGCTACCAAGAAACGGTTTAGTTTTGACTTTGAGCATGGTCAGTTAATTAGTGGTGACCAGATCGAGATTACAAGCACCGATAATTCAGCTCTTGATTTTATTGACAGCTATACAGATTCTAGTGTTAAAAAATTTATTCACGTTGACGAGCTAGACGGGATCAGGCTTTACAACACGTTTGCTCACGCTGTGAATGGCGGAACAACAAATGCTATCGCCCTGGCTGCACCTGCCAATAATATACCTATTCGCGTCAAAGTACAAAATTCAGAGTACAAAGTTTTAGCGCAAGTTAATAATTTTGAACTTAATACGGAGCGAGAAACGGTAGACACGACTACTTTATCGGATGAGTTTCGGACAAGAATAAGCACACTAATGTCCGGCTCAGGCCGGATGTCTTGCTTTTGGGAATACACCGGCAATCAAGACAAAGAGTTGCCAAATTATCTTGTTGAGTTAATACTACGAACAAAGGTGGGCAGTCAATTTAAAGCACGTTTTTATATCAAAAGATCTGACCACAATCCAAGTGGAATTTTAGCCGCTTCAAACGATGAGATTTTTTATGAATTTAATGGTGTTTTAACTGGCTGCGCTGTGCAATTTGCGCCGAACAATACAGTGCAAGTCCAGGCTGACTTTATTAGTACCGGACCAATCCAGCTGCGGATGGATCTTGAGGTGGAATCAAAACTGCTGCAAGAGGACGCTAATGACATATTGACAGAAGAAGGAGCTGGAAACGCAGTCTTGCTGGAAGGTCCGTGATTGCAGCTCTATGATGAGCCCATCGTGGTTCAGACGTAGCGTTTCATGGCTGACCTTAAAATCAGTGAACTTGGCAGCCTTGCAGGGGCTGACTTGGTCGCTGCAGACGTAGTTGCTGTTGTTGATAACAGCGCAAGCGAAACCAAAAAGCTGACGGTTGGCGATTTGATCGCTAATGGCGTCACAGTCATTAATGACGCGACGATCCCTGGCGCAAAACTTCTGTTTTTAGAAGCCGCTGACAGGTTGCCAACAGCAGGCATCGCTGACCTTGCTGTTACAACTGCAAAAATTGCAAACTCAGATGTTACGGCAGCGAAATTGGCTGATAACTCAAGCGTAACGCTGGTTTCTACGCTTCCTAGTTCTGGCGATTTTGTTGGACAGATTGCCTTAGACACGGATGATTCAAAAATCTACGTTTGGTCAGGGTCAGCTTGGACAAGCGTCAAAGCCGCTGGCTCGATC